GCTACAGCACTTTTTATTTGTGACTTAGACATAGCGTTTGCTTTACTTCTAGGAACACATTTTGGATAAGCTCTTTTAGACTTTGTTGCAGATTTTCTACCACAAGATTGAAATTTGCCTTTTTTCTTTGGCGCTCCAATATCTACCCAATCGCCTTTAGGACCTTTACCAAACCATTCTTTAAGTCCACCAGAAGGTTTTGCCATTTACTTATATCCTCCACCACGTTTCTTATAAGTACGGACTAACCATGCATTTGCATAGGCACTTGGATAAACTTTAAATTTTCTTTTAGCTGCTGCT